AGAATTTCTAAACCAGCTTTTTGCATAAAATAATCTCCTATACTTACTAATGAATTAGAATTAAAATAGTTACAATTTTTATTATAAATTTGTTCATTAAGTCACCTAATGAATTCTTATAAAGAATCATTAGGTGACTTGAATGAATAACAATAAACCTAGGAAAGGAACACTAACAAATTATGGCATTTCTGCGCCTGCATTAGATTGTCCTCTGAATCTATCAGCATAACCAGCTTCCCAGTATGAGTCAGCTGCAGCTTGGGCTTTTTGATGTACCCAGTTTTCATGCCAAGCATAGTCGACATTAAATTCAATATCAACTTCAAGTTTATCAACAGCAGCTAAATCTCCAGTATACAAATCCATTGGATCTTTAGTTGGGAATACACCAGTATACAAAGCAGAAAATTCTACTGATTTTCCATCTGGTTTGGTTGTCCAATACAGAAGGGTTCCAGCATAATTAGCTTTTGAATACTCTGCTACTGATCCAGCTGATCCAGCCAAGTGAGAAGCTCCAGTTCTATAATCCCTAATCATTCTTACCCAACCACTCATAATTGAGAGAACTGGTAAAGAACTAAATTCAAGGAATTTCATAGTTAAAGAATTAGTATAAGTAACAGTTGTTGGTACATTATATTTAATTCCACCAAGTCCTGTAAATTCAGTTTTTTCTAATGTTCCACCCGGAGGTGTGACTGATAAACAAGAACCTGCTAAAAAATTGGATATCTGTGTTTCACTTGATAAAAGTTCAGCTGGTTTCACACCATCACCGTAAGATATGAAATTTATAAGGGTTGATGGTAGCTTTACGAATTTTGAAAAATGGTAACCGCTGACATAAGGATCAGCAACACCAAATACTGTACCACCGAAATTTCTGTCAAAGTTATTTCGAAGTACAGAAGCAAATGCGTTTCCTGTGCTCATGATTGTTCTCCTTTATATCACGAATATGTTATTTTATAAATAAGTTAAGTTCAATACGTTCAATGATTTTCATAGGTTCAAGAATTACATTTACATGACAGATTTTTCTTTTGAATTCGTAATCATTTGCTCCGACTTCAATTGAGTAATTCTTTAAGCCTCTTTTACGTTTAATACTTTCAAGGAATGGTGCTATACCTTGAGAAATTGAGTTCCATGTTTCAGCATCATTAAATTCAAAAATGAAGAACTTTAAGAACTGTTCTAACATTCTTTTAATGTATAGGACTAAACGCATTACATTGACATCTTGTAAAGCAGTTGGTCTTTTCTGTGTAGTTAATTGACCCCATACAGTATAACCAACATTGAACTTAACAATTGGGTTCAGCTGTACCATATACAATTGATCTCTTTCACCCAATTTAGGACTCCATCTCAATTCTTTAATATCATCGATGGTAGCTCTGTTAAAACCAGCAGGTGCATACCAAAGTTCATATTCTCTATCAGTAAGAGTTATAATTTTTGCCATATGATATACAGGGGAAACCCAAAGGTCTCTTCCAGTAAATACATCATATACTTTACTGTAACCTTCATATCTTGCGATATAACGTGAATTGAATAATGGAGAATCTGCAGCTGTTCTAGCTTGTTCATAGTTAACATTATCCCCGTTATCACATATCATCATACAATCTCTTCTTGATTCATCAACTAAGAAAGAAATTGAAATCTTGACATTCTCTGGATAACCAGCATCATAAACAAGATCAAGGAACAGGTCGTCAGTATCAAGAACCTTATCTTCTACTTCACTAGTATTTGGATTTTCAACTAAACCCATATAAGCCATAGATAAGACTTGAGTTGCTACTATTTCATTTAATATCTTCTTACCACTTCTTGGATCAAGATCAAATAATGTTCCATCAGAACCATTACCTAAATGAATAGCTTCAAGAGTTGCTGTTCTAGTATTTGGATCTTTTGTGGTTAAGATATCAAAGTTGATTAAATCCTCATACTGTATTTTCAAACTATTTAAATCAGTTCTAGCTTGAGCTACTTGAGTAGTTGCAGAAATTATAGCATCATTTCTGTCGTTGATTTCAGTTACAGTTGTTTGAGGCATTTGTCTAGCTGCAGTTAACAAATCAAGAGCATCTTGTAATGCTGTTTGTGCATCTGCTAACTGAACCTTAAGTTCTTGTTTCATCCATTCTTTATAACCTAAATCCATCCCACCAGCATCAATATAGTTTTGAACATTTGATGAATAATTATTTATTACATCAGCTGTGAGATACGGATTGTTAGGATACGTATCAGAATTTTCATTTTTATGAAATTCAGCCTCTACTGTATCCAAAACATTTAAAGCGTTTGCGTTAACTTTACATCTCATCTGTATTGAAAATTTATTAACAACATCTTCAATATAGGTAGATTCGCCGCTACTATCTAAAAGTTTTGGATCAAAAGAAACTTCAAAAGTTTCAATGATAACATCACTACCATCCATTTGAGTTTCATAAATTTCCAAGCTATAGATACCTGGTTTATATGGGTTAACATTCTTTAATATTCTGATACCTAAATTGTCATAGTAATCACCTCTACCGATTGGTCTGAAGTAAGCTAAAAATCCATCACTATATCCTACTCCACCTGTATCAGCTTCATTTACCCAATCAGATATATTAGGTTCGATTAATCTGCTATCAAGTTCACGAACTGAATTCATGGATGGGAAACTTACAGTAACCATTTCTGGTTTTAGAGGTGCTGCGTCACCAGCTGTTGAACTTGATGGAATTGGTGGTGTTACAAGCTGAAGAGCTAAAAATATATTAGAATAAGTAGCATCCCAAGGCAATGCTCTTATAATATATAATGATGTTGCTGAAATTAAATGGTTTCTTGCAACATATAATCCTTGTGAATATTGCTGACCGAAATCAGATATATTTGGATCTCCAAATTTATGCTTAAGATCTCTTCCATTACCAATGTAGACTAATTGGTTATCAGGTCCCTTTTTAGATAATACAGATACAAATCCATTTGTTCCAGGAAGGTCTTGCAGAAATTCACTCAGATCAATTATTTTAGTATATACTCCGGGTGATACATGCATACTCATATTTCTGTTTCCTTTCACTAGTTTTAAAAGTAAGTTTTAATTTTGTTCAGCTTTCTTTAGAAGTAAATTTTCCAAAGAAAGACTATTTCTCTATCTACGGTCTTTCTTATAGTACTAAATGCAACTCTTGAAAACATAGCAATATCAGCAATTTGTGATTGCATCGCTATTCTTGCAAGTGTTACGTGTCCTGAATATGGTCCTTCACTGATACCATTAGGATTCTCAATTATTACATAAGCTAAGCATCCCTGCATTTCATAACCAATTTCTAAAATAAGAGCGTTGGTAATGTCATTGACAGAATTAATAGAACTAGTGACTGTTATTCTATCTCCAGGAAGGACATTAGTTATGTCTGTACCTTGATCAAATACGTATTTTATATTATTAGTAAAATTACCCATTTTGATAATTGAATTAACTGATAAGTAATCCATAGTTGCTGAAGATGAACTAGGTAAATATATTGATGGGTTGTCTATATATAAGGCTGCTTCATTTAAATCACTATAACCAGTACCATCATTACCGTTACCATCCTCACTAGAAATTTCAATTCTCATTTCAGCAATTAATTCTGGGTAAAATTGCTGACCTTCAATTTGATAACCATTGGCTGGGTCTTCTTTCCTAACAACACTAGCAAATTGTTTGTAGTATCCATTAATTTTTGTGCCACTAATTTCTCTTGGTGCGTATCTTGAATCTGATATATCTACATTTGGATTAATAACAATAGCGTTAACTAAATCAGTATCCCAAGCTCTAGTTTCTCCAGGTTGTAAAATATTTCCAGGTTCTCCTCCTCCATTTCCTAAACCAAACCATTTAATATATCTATCCTGTAAATCATTTGCGCCTTGAAGTTCAGGACCAAAAGCTCTTTGAAGTAGCCACTCTCTTCCTTGGAATACTATAAGATTAGATTTTTCAATAATCTTTAAATTACCATTAGGAAGTTTATCATAGATAGATACTTCACCTCTAGGTTTCATGTAGGTTTCAAGTTTGTCTCTCAACCGTGGATGATAATTATCAGTAATCTGTATAATTTGTTTTGACATTTCTAATATTCCTTCCACTGTATTAATATTTATATTTTGTTCACTGTATTATATGTAGAAAATTTTTAAATTGTTATAAGTTAGTTTCTATTGTCCAACGAACCCATGTATTTAAAGAAATACAATAATAAAAAAGTTTCTCAACTAAGTCTACTGCCCATTGATTTCTTACTCCTGGTGCAGTTGGAAATGATACTGGAACTGCTACTTGTAAATCATGTTTATGTAATCCTCCTGCATCACCACCACCAACTAGAGCTGTTAATTGAGCTAAAGTTAAATGTTGAAAATCCCCGCTATTTAATCCATCTAAAGTATTATGAGCTATAACATTTCCCAATCTTACCCACTCAGTGCCATTGAATGTTACATAGTATTGAAGAGAATCAATCCAT